GCTCAATGTTATTTTCTTCTTCAACTGGTTCGTTAAGTTGGAAGGTATGCGTTGCTGTTGTAAGGCCATACGTTAATGTTTTTTGATCTCCAAACGTACCGAGTGTGGGAGATATAACATACGTACCATTTGCACCTTCGATATTAGTTTGTATTAGATGGCCATTGGCTATAACATTGTTGCCGCTGTCTCTTCCCTCAATCCAAGCATTTGGATTACCAGTTGGATTTTGAGATATAAAATGCTCTACGTTAGAGTTTAGATCAATCCCAGATAAGAACGACACGCTTTCTAATTCTTGATCTACTGTTTCAAATCTGAAGAACTCTGCGTCATCAATTCTTTTTTCGTGCCAATCAAAAGCGCCTGGATGCGTAGTGTTACTGAATGTCTGTGCTTGGTTGATTACGTTGCCAACTTCAAGTAACTGAGTGTTGATATCTATTGTAGTAAAGTCTGTGTTAGTAGTAAAACCAAACCCACCGTTAGCTAATTTGAAGTCAATAAGACCAGTAGCATCAGCTACTTCAGCTACCCTCACCTTTCCTGACTTACCTGACGATGCTTCTATATTAAATATGTCACCGATTGCTTTATCTTTACCACCCAATGTTATATCAACATCAGATAGAGATCCGACCACAATTGGCATTTCATCTTGAATACCTGTATCACTAGGAGCTATAACTTCGTTACGTACAAATTCTCCTCTCAAATTAGATAGGTAGAGCACGTGAACTTTAATATTATTGATTAGCTTAGTGGCTATGTCTTCGACAAATGCTTTTGCGTTACTTGTTGCACCAGTTATTTCTTTACCGGATAATGATATTAAATTAGTTAGTACTGGAGCACGTACTTCAATATATCTTGGCCTTGCATAGTCAGCTGAAGATGTTGTCAAAACATCATTGGACGGGTAAGCTACTGATGCTTCATCATCAAATAATATTCTAAATAGGAGTTCAACTGCTCTTGGCGTACCTTTAGATTTGTAAAAATCCAAAATATGTTTTAATGTTAATTCAGTATCGGCCGCAAAAGATCCTGGAAACCCATCTAGGTATTGTTTTTTGAAGTAGTCGAGGAACATCTGAGATGTTCTATCTATATCTTTATATTCTAAAAGATTTCTACCAACGGTCCCAGTTTCAGACTGCTCTAAATATTCATAATAAGCATTAACGAATGCTTTGAACATAGGGCCTTCTTGATCATAGAACGCAGGAAATTGGTCCTTGACAAAAAAAGCAATCTTATCTTCGACCAACTTAGCCATTAAATTCTCTCTTGTGTAATTGTTATGTGCGGCGTACTATTGTAAGAAAGTATAATATTCTTAGAGCTGCTTACAGTTTGGTTAGTAGGCATTGCTGTTAATGTTATACCAGCCCCACTATATGCTGACACATTCAAATCAAATATCTGTACAACACCTGTGGTATAATCAATTGATCCAACTGCTGAACTAACTACTTGCACTACTCCTTGTGAATCCTGTACAATCTGAATTACGCCAGAACCATCATCTCTCAAGAAGCAGTTTATTAAGTTCCCGAACGTAAAGGTTGAGGAACTGATAGGCGCCGTACCATCAACAAAGTTGTTGTTTTGTGGTATCTCTCTGTATATTTCATTATCAAAGTTCAATGTGAATGAGCCTGGCGTGCCTATAGTAGGCACTATACTTTTCTGTAATCTAATAACAGTATTGTTGTTAATGATGGCTGGATCAGCATCGTCTATAGCTCTTGACAGCTTAGACAATCTTAGCTTGGAATCAAAATCACCAATTGAAACATTTGTATATGTTTTAAGAGCTGCTACAACTGATGACTTAACTTCTTCATCACTCTTAACAGTAACATTAGGATTATACACTACTTCTGTGGTTACGTCAACATATAAAAACTCTGGATTGACAACGACAGGCGATATTGATAGAGGAGCTCTGTCCTTTACATATTCCATTATATCTTCTTTACGTTGATCGGATATGCCATCAGCATTTGCTAAGTCTACAGATATAACAACCTTGCCAAATAGCGGTGGTGATAATTCTTCACCTCCATATACGTTGATTGCTTGTATGTCGTTAAATGCTTGTCGTAGCAAGGTTTTGTAATCATTAACTGTAACTAGTCTATCCTGTACTGTAATAGATTTAGGAGCATTGAACTTTATACTTTCAATACTTTCATTGTATCCACCACCTACAGAAGATGATACGGTTGTTACAGCTACGTTAGTATATCCTTGAATGTCTCCAGCTAAACTAAATACAGAAGCACTGTCTGCATTGTTTGCAGCTGCTCGTCTATATTTTGCTTCTATTACATTGCCGTGTGATAGATTTCTTCCTAAAACGCCATCCCCAAATTGTATCTCGTACAGTTCGTTTTCGGACGGAACTATAAAATAATTGTTTGATTCGCCATCCATTCCAACCGTGTTTAGCGATCTAGTATAGTTTGCATTGGCAAGGTTAGTAGTTGACTCTGTGACGTTCACGATCAAACTATCAATGTCTATTTCTTTATTGTTCAGTACAAATCTTTGACTTGTGTTTGCAGTGTTTACCTGATAAAGCTCTGTTACAATTTCGCCTTCAAACACATCGAGGTTGTTTACATAATATGCACCATTGGCATATGCTTGAATTGTGATTCCTTCGTTTGTTGAAAACGTATATGTATTAGAATCTACCATTGCAGTAAATGCAGTATACTTAGGTAACGATATAGCAGCAGGAGCATCATCTGGCGTAATTGTTATATTAATTGTTGCTTTTGATGATGTGTATGATGAAGGTAGGTAGTTTAATGTCTTTGCATGGGATACTACACTATCTCTCAACACAGCGCTGTCTAAGAACGATTCGGCTGCTACCATATTAAGGTAGAAGTTATTCATATAGGTGTTGTAGCTCATAACATCTAGAAGAACATTTAAGTTTGATCCAGTAAAGTCAAAGTCTTTAAATAAAGTTTGACCCTGTAGGTATGTTTTGTAGCTGCTCTTCAGCGTACCGAAGTCTACGTTAGCTACTGAAAGCGTTGTGTTTGCCATTATCGTATTCTCTCTAATATTAGATCCATTTGTACAGGATCTGCTTGGTTAACTATTCTAACCATAATTTTAACTTGCACAGTGTTATTATCATCATCCGGTGATACAGAGATATCAAGAATTGCAGCTCTCGGTTCAAAGTTCTCTACGGTCTCACTAATAAACTGTTTAAGTAGTATTGTTGTTTGTGGGGTGTAGTTTTCAAATAACATCTGTCTTATGTTACTGCCTACGTCTGGCTGAAACAATCTCTCACCCTTGTCAGTGAGCAACAAACTTTTAATAGACTGAATAACCGCATTGACGTCAGTCTTAAGCGCAATATCCTTCTTAGAGGGATGTATTGCAAACGAATTATTAAAGTCTGAAAAAGTGCTCATGCTTTATTTATCTCCCACCTTAGCAATAACAATAGATACGTTCTTAGTCAAATCAGTTATTTCTTTTACTTTAGGTATTATGCTCTCGCCTTTTGCTTTAGCAGCATCCATAATTTTTTCTGCATCTACTGTTGGTAAGTTAGAAGGTAGTCCTTTTTTAATCAAGTTTCCTTCTGCATCCAAGTCTATATTGGGGACAGACTTACATAACGTATCACTTATACTGGCCACATCAAAGCCGCCCTTTGCTATGTCACCGACACCGCCCATCACTCCAGCAAGTGCATCATCAAATGCTCCCTCGACTGCTCCTTGTGCGCTTGCAAATGCACCTTCTATCTCTGCCATTGGTCCGCTAATCTTATCTAGTCCTGCTTTCAACTTGTCATCCATTGCATTAAGTTTAGAAGCATCAAGTCCTATACCATCCATTATTGAATCTAAATCTACACCTACAAACTTGTCTTTCATGCCTGCAAACTTTTCAGCTAGCTTGCCCGGATCATTGACACTAGCAAGCATTCCAGACATTTCGTCTTGTAAGTTAGCTTGTGGTAGCTCTATCTCTGGCACAAGCTCGTCTAGCTTTCCTTTAATGCCATCTGTCTGAGCCTTAATTAAGTCTGCTACGGATGATGTTGCATCACCAATCAGTCCATCAGCAGCTGCCTTAGCTCCATCTATTTGATCTGTCAGCGCTCCGGCTGCTTTAGGTAAACAATCCATTATCCTACTCCTGACTCTGAGGTTTGATCTGTTGCTGTACCAGTTCCACTATTAGGTACGGAAGTTACGTGGGTGTGACCAGTTAGAGTTACTTTCGTCTCGGTGCCAGCTTGTACTTCCGTACTTGCGGTAAACGTACCTGTTAGGTCAGCATCGTTCTTAATAAACAGTTTTGTTGCTTCCATTATTTGGTCACTATTTGCAGACATAGTAGTATTTGCACCACTGTGCATTTTTATTTCTTTGTCAGCTGATATAGTCAAGTCTCCGCCTGCTTTGATTGTCATGTTACCTGCACCTACTAATGTATAATTGTCTGGCAATATAGTAGTTACAGAATCAATATTAGTTCTCTTTTCTTCACCAGCAGTCGTCTTAGTAAACTTAGCCATCAAGTTCTGTACGAAGTTGCCGACAGTAATCTGGTTGAATGCTTTTGATATTCTCTGGTTAAAGTTGCCATTAATCTGTTCTGCTTTGTCTGACATAACCTCTTCTGCAAGGTTGCCTCCAATCTTCTTGACATAGTCTCCACGAACAGTTAACATATAATCTCCATCCACTTCTTCTATCTTATCACCATGTACTAACATTCTAGCATCTCCGTCAATTGTTACGTTGACGCTTCCTTTAATATAGACGTCCTTTTCACCTAAAGTAATTTCATAATCGTTTCCTACGACCTTTGTTACTCTACTGCCATCTGGTTGTATCTCTTCAAACGTACCTTTCTTATGAAACCTATGGAGTCTTTCTGCTCCTGGTGTATCATCTACTTCTAATACGTGACCTGACTCTGTATGCCATACGTGGTTGAATGGATATGCAGAATGTACTGCATCGGACGGATACAAAGGTCCCTGTCCTCCAAATCTTGGATGAGGCTCTTTCCATGTAGTTCTTTCATATATAGAATCGCTCTTGTCCGGCAATACTGATGGAGTCCTAGATGCTGCAGCGCTTTCAACCGTACCAAGATTAACTTTACTATCCCTTTTGTTTATTATGTGGCTATGGGTCTCTGCTTCAGCATCTCTACCAAGCCTTGATACTGACGACTCTTCAAGGTCAGCAACATCAGAATCTTGTAATGGATATAATCCATTTGGATCGTTAAATCCTTTGAACTTGTGAGGAGCTTCTGTCGGATTGCCTATCAGTGAACCTAATATAAATGGTACTTGATATTCTTTCTCGTCTGTAAATACACCAAACACCCATGACCCTTCTATCAGTCCTGTAGGTGATCTGCCAATTCCACTAAGCGAACCAGACGTTATTGGGTTGACCGTCATAGCCCAAGGCAGATCTGCTGTAGGGATGGCCGTCTTGTCTTCGGTGTGTACGCCATATATCCTTACTTGCACACGTCCCAACTTCTTAGGGTCTGATCTATTTTCAACTACGCCTACAAAATGCTTTAGTCCTATTCCTGATTCTTCACCTGATCTCATATTGATCCCCT